CATAGCCTTTGTTATGTTCAATATGCCAAACATGATAACCACCAGTTGGAACTGTTTTTTGTACTTTTAAACTTGTGAAGAAAAAAGGATTATAGTCATAAGCAGAATCTGCTCCAGTGGCTTTTTTATAATTTTCCCAAGTTAATTCAAAATTGACTATTAAGCTTTTAAAATCCTCCCACCATACATCTACATTTTCTCTGTCTGCAAAATATTGCATATCTTTTTTATAATTAGGGGAGGTTGATTCACTTACTAATCTATCAAAAGTTTGATTTAATTTGTGTTGCTTTTCATAAAAGTCTATAACTATATCGCACTCTTTTGGTGTGATAAAACCATCGTACACCCCTATAAAATTAGTAATATCTATTTTTTTCTCTGTCATTTATTCTCCTTTATTTAAAACATTTTTCTGTATATATTTTTCCAAATTCTGGAAAATAAATATACTTACATATTTCATTTTTACGTGAACATAAAAATTCTATAACATCTTCTACACTATTTACTAAAGGTTGTCCTGCTAGATTAAAAGAGGTGTTTAGTAACATGGGCACACCCGTTAAGTTATGAAATTCTTTAATAAGATTATAATAATGAAAATTCTCTTCTTTTTTTAAAGTTTGTATTCTGCATGTATTATCAATATGAGTAATACCAGGTATGTTTTTTTTCTTAACTTTAAAAACATACGACATAAAAGGTGTTTCTTTTTTAGTCTTTAAATCAAACCACTCATTAGCATGTTCGTGTAGAACAGTTCCAGCAGCAGGTCTAAACCATTCTCTATTTTTTAATAAATTTATTCTCTCTTTTGCAAATAAATCAGTTGGGTCATATAAAAAAGATCTATTACCTAAAGCTCTTTTACCTAATTCATTTCTTCCTTGATAAATAGCAATAATATTTTTTTCTTTTATTAATTGAGCTACATCTTTTGGTGTAACAAAATAACCTTTATCTTTGGGTAAAACAATATAATTAGGAAAATCTCCTAAACATAAATTTTTAATTTTTTTAGGTCTAAAAGTTTGCTTATTCGAATACCACATACAAGCACCCATGGGTAATCCACTATCGTCAGCAAAAGGATCTACATAAAGATTAGGACAAATATTTAATATTTTTCCATTTAAAACTGTGTTTTGAAAAACACCACCCGATACACAAAGATTTCTTTTTTTATTTTTAATAATATTAGAAACGTATTTTAAAATTATACGTTCTAATTCTTTTTGAATAGAGCAACATATACTCACTGGAGACTCCATTGATATATTACGAATACCCATACCTCCTAATATTTTAGAAATAGATTGAAAGTGACCAAATTTTTCACCAAAGAAATTATCATCTATTACTTCTTCCGTATCTCTTGCGTAACAAGAAAGAGCCATTACAGAACCCTCTTCTTTGTAACCTAACATTTTTTTTAAATATTCGTAAGACTCTCCTAAACTAATAGTATTTATATAGTAATCTTTTTTCTTAATAATCTCTTTTTTGTTTGTATTCCATACTTGAAATATTTTTTTATATTTATTTTTTTTGAAAAAATATAATGAAACTATTTCACTATCTTTATTTATGGTATTACCAGAGCCATCTGTTATAAGAGCATAACTTTCTTCAAAACCAGAATTAAAGTAAGCACAACAAGCGTGAAAAAAATGATGTTGGTTTTCAGCAAATATAAATTCATCATAAGTTATATTAAATTCTTCTAATGTTGCCTTTACAAAAAGTTTACCTATGTCAGTTCTCCAACCATTACTTTCAGAAGCATAAACAAAAATAAATTTATCTACATGTTGATCTCTATAGTTATGTAAATTATCTGTCCAAACATGACTTTTTTTTATTCTATTTATTCTTTCTGCTTCTTGAAAATAAATAATTTCTCCATCTTTTATTTCACAAATGGAAGCATTATGTGAGTTATGTACAGCTAAAATTCTCATGATATAAATATTTGAATTGTTTTTCTTGGTACAAGTGGCTTCATTACAGAGGCTACTTTATGAACTAATGGTGGCTTTACTATAACTAAAGAGTTACCCACCAAAGGTATAAAACCGTTTTGCGTTTCAGATGTAAACAAAAACTCACCACCAAATAATAAATTCCATCGACGATTAATATAATATGTTATTCCAAATTTATAATTACCATCATCATGCCAGTTTATACCAGCACCATCTTTCATAGAGTGTAATACAAATTCAATTTCTTTTTTATTAATTTTACAAAAAGGGTTTGTATTTAAAAGAATATTTAATTTTTTTAAAACTATGTAACTAGGATCTAAATCAATTCTATCTGGTGATTTTTTCATACCATGAAGTAATCCAGAATCCCAAGTTTCAGAGGCTTTTTTTAATGATAAGGGATCTTTAAAAACACTTTTATGTAATTGTTTATAAGAATTATAATCTAAAAAATTTTGAATGTAATATATTTTATTAGGAATTGAATATATTAAATTCATAAACAAATTATTTAGAAGGATTTGGTATTGTTTTAGGATATAAAAAAGCATTTATACAATATCTAGTTCCTTTTGTTATTGGTTCAGTTCCATGAATCCAAATAGGTTCTGCTGGGAAAATAAAAGCGTCTCCTCTTTTAAAATTTTCTTTTAATCTGCCATTAAAAATTCTAAAATCACCACCTTCATAGCCTTCATTTAAATTTAAAGTACAAGATGCTCTATAACTAAAATCAACGTCTGTGTGATCTCCGATATATTGTCCTTCTTGATATCTTAATATTCTAACATTATTGGAGTTACATATATTAAATTCTCTAAAAGTAGGACATATACTTCTTTGTATATGTAAAACATAATTTGTAATAGTAATGCCTATATATTGTTGAGCTAATTTTAATGGCTTAATAAATTTTTCTCTATCTTTATTAAATTCAACGTTAAAATTTAAATTAAGAGATTTAAAATTATCTATTAAGGCTTTATCTTCTATATATTTATAACTACCTTCAGGTCTTGAATCCTCTATGTTATCCTCAAAGAAATTTATTAAATATGTGCAAACATCTTTAGGCACTAATCCATTAATTCTATATGTTAGATCCTTTATTTTTGCATCCATCAGTATTTATTTTCTACCTTTCATTCTCTAAAAAACTAATATATAAGCTACTATATGCTACAAAAATTAAATTTCAAGCCCGGTTTTAATAAACAAGACACTGAATCAGGGGCAGAAGGTCAATGGACAGATGGTGATTTTGTTAGATTTAGATATGGCTTACCTGAAAAAATAGGTGGTTGGTTACAATTAACAGCTGGCGGTAAAACATTACCTGGTGCGGGTAGAGCACAAGTTGCTTTTTCTAGTTTTGCAGGTGAAAAATATGCAGCTATTGGAACATCGCAAGGTTTATTTTTATATTATGGTAATGACTTTTATGACATTACTCCTTTAGATACTGCAATTACCGGTGGAACTTTAACAACTGTTAATAATTCTAGCACTATAACTATTAATAAAGGATCACATGGATTAGAAGTTGGAAGATATGTAACCTTATCTGCAGTAACTGTAACGGGGGCTAGTGGTTACACAGCTGCGGACTTACAAAAAGTATATGAAATTTTAACTGTACCTGACATAGATAAGTTTACTGTTCAAGCAGCAACAGTTGAAACAGGCTCTGGTATGACTGCAGCTGGTGCAGTCACTGTTAATCCTTATGTAACAGTTGGACCAACAACCCAAACCACAGGTTATGGTTGGGGTACGTCTACTTGGAACGTTGAAACATGGGGCACGGAACGATCAACAAGTTCTGTGGTACTGGATCCAGGAAACTGGAGCCTAGATAACTTTGGTCAAGTATTAGTTGCAACTGTATTTAACGGTGAAACTTTTACATGGAATGCAGGGGCATCAAATGCTAGAACTATTAGAGCTTCAAAATCTACAAGTAGTTTTGCGACTAACAATAATCCTACAGCTACAAGATTTACTTTAGTCTCTGATAGAGACAGACATTTATTTCATTTTGGAACCGAGACAACAATCGGAACACCAGCTACTCAAGATCCTATGTTTGTAAGATTTTCTAATCAAGAGGACTTAAATACTTATACACCAACAGCAACGAATACTGCTGGTACGTTTAGACTAGATACAGGTAATGAGATAAGAGCTGCTATTCAAGGTAAAGATTATGTCTTTGTCATAACGGATTTAGCTGCTTATGTTATTCAATTTGTTGGTCCACCTTTTACATTTAGTGTTAGACAGGTAGGTACAAACTGTGGCTGTATTGGACAGCATGCAGCAACTTATGTTAATGGCGCTGTATTTTGGATGGGTTCTCAAGGTGGTTTTTTTGTATTTGATGGTACAGTAAA